CCATCCCAAGGTTGCCCCTTTGAGACTGCGAAATCACCGACACGGATGGAAGAGACGCATTCACTGTAGACCCGAGCGGGAATACACGTCGCCCATCGCGAAGATCCACAAGCATAGAATTTGCCTTGTTGATCCGATCCTTGATTGCGTCACCAAACTCTCCGCCTCTGCGGGCACAAAGAATGCCAAACGCGAGATCGCAGACCGTACCAATGAGCACCCAATTCACCTGCGCTTGCAGCGTGTCAAGGTCGCTTTCGGTGTAGACACCACCCCTCAGTGCAAACGACTGCACCTCGTGGGAGGCCCGAGTCAGAGCAGCTGCGATGATCGCGTTCGACCCGTCAACCAAACCGTCTGCTTCTGCGTCAATGCCAAGTTCCGCGAGCAGTCGCTCGTCAATCGTTGAGATGAGCTGAGCAACGGTCGCGTACGGGATAGGCATTCATGTCTCCAAAAGGGCGGCTGGACCTTCGCCCAGCCGCCCCGAATGACAGGGAGGATGAGAATGTCAGGCCGCGATATCCGCGATGTACCAGCCCGCGAGCGGAGCCGTCATCTCGAACTTGTTGTTGTCCACGATCGAGCCTTGAGTCCGGCGATTCTTCGGATCATCAAAGCTCTCAACCGTCATGTCCTCAAACACAAAGTTCGTGACTGTGGCAAAGTTTGCTTCACCCTCTGCTCCGGTCAGTCCGCCAGGACGACTGACAAACAGAACGGCATCGGTTCCGAGAATGTAGTCCGCAGCCCGAGTCGCGCCCTTTTGGCTCGTGACCTTGACGGCATCCTCGATCACGATGTCACCGATGCCGAAGAGTCCCGGCGCAAGACCGTAGCGCGAGAAGTTTCCAGCGCCCTGAAGGAGCTGAACACCCTGCGTATACTTGATGAGTTCCTTCAACTCTGCCGACTGAGACATCTTGAACGCCGTCTTCGGACTCATCACCGCGATGAGATCGTTTGGTCCTACTACGCCGCCCGTCGCGATCGCGACCTTCTCAATCGCAGTCTGGAAGAGCCTCTGGATGTTTCCGCTGGTGTATGCAGCACCAGATCCGAACGCTGAGCCGTTGGCGCTGTAGTTGTTTCCCCAGTTACTCGAATTTGTGAGAACAGAAAGCGCGCGGTTCGTGCGGAGCGTCATCATCTGCGCCGCGCGGCTGCGAGCGTGCTGGGCCACGATTTCCCACGTGGCGACCTTGGCTGTCTCGTAGGGGATGTGGAAACCGCGCTCAAACCGCTGCGTTTGGAACGGAACGAAGTCGAAGTCGTTGTTCACGCCGGTCGGACGATCTTCTCCGTATGCCCAGCGGAAGTCGGCCTCATTGACGATGCGAAGCGCCTCGTCAGACTGAATCTTCAGATAGCTGCCGGCGACCGTCGAGATCGGGATCAGCTTCGTGTAACGATTGACGGCGAAGTTCTTGACGTTGCGAGTGAATTCAACCTGCACTTGACCAGTTGCAGGAGAGAAGGTGGGGATGAACGTCGAAAGTCCGCCACCGATGTTTGAGTCTGCCATGTGATTTTCCTTGTGTCAGGTGTGCGGATCGGATCAGGACGACATGACCGGGCCGTAGGTGCGAAGCGCACGGATGATGAGGCCGTCTGCCGCTGCGGGTTCAAGTGCGATGTAGAAAGACCGACCGGTGCCGAACGCGGCTGCCGCGGTGGCCTTGATGAATACACCGCCAGTCGTAACCTTGAGCAAGTCGCCGGCGACGATCGCGGTTGAGGCCCCGTTTGCCTTCACGAGCACGACCGCTCCACCTTGAAGGCTAATGGCGTCTCCATCCTCGGCGTGGTTGGCGCTGTCATATCGACGAACCGAGCCGTCGGTGACACCAACGACGAAATCCGTGTTTGCGGTCGCCTGATTTCCGGTGTTGCGCCCGCTGATCTTGATGGCGGTGTATGGCGCAACCGTTCCGGATGCGACAAGTGAGGGAGTGTCAGAGAAAGAACCCATTGTTTGCTCTCGCTTTCGTTGAATCAGGCGCCGGACTGTGCGCGGGCCATGAGGGTCTTGAACTTGGTCACGTCGCCATCTGCCTCGTTGACGAACTTGGCGACCATTTCCTTAGTCACCTCAACGCCAGAAGACTTTGCTCCCGATCGCGGCCTATCGCCACCCGCAATGCGAAGATTGACGGGGTCGCGGCGGAAGTTCTCGCGCCAGAATGCGATCTTTCGAGTGGGATCTGAGCACGCAGCGAGTTCTTCGATCATCTCGTCGCGGCTTGCTTCAACAGCAAAGCCCTCAGAGGCCATCGCGTCGATCTCGCGAGAGAAACGCTCCTTGGCAAGCTGCGTTTCAAGTGCCGCGATGCGGCGCTCAAACTTTGCCTTCTCTCGAGAGAACTCAAGCTTTGCCGCAGCATCGCGGGAGTGCTTGGACTTCATCGCCTTCTCCTTCTCCCGCTCGTCCTCATCGCCGTCGTCATGGTCGTCGTCGTCGGGATCGCCATTGGCCTTGTTGTACATCTTGCGATTCTCATCCTTGAGGCGCGCAATCTCTGCGTCCTTCTCTGCGATGAGCTTCGCCATTTCGTCCTTCTCGCCCTGCTTGGCTTCTTCTGCCATTTCGGAGCCTTTCTTTTTGATGTCTGCGCCGGGAATGAACACGTTGCCGACTCCGGGCGCAGCCTCGAAGCAGGCCTGACAGGCAAAGGTTCTCTTTTCGCCCTTCTTGCTGAAACGAGTGTCTGGGAGAGGACGCCTGGGCGTATCCCGTCCCAAGAGGGCGATTTCGCTCATGTGGTCATCTGACCAAATCTCTGCACTCCGGCGGGGGAACCTGTTCGATGCCACGTAGGAATCGAACTCATCCCGCCCCATCTCAACATCTCCGACGATGAACGGAACGCCATTGCGCTCCTCCATGTCGATGTCGAGAACAGCGCCAACTGCCTCTTTAGGCTCGCTGTGATCCTCTTGCGAGTGAAGAACAACCAGCCTGGGGTGCTGCTTACGGGAGATGAAAGCCTTGGTTCGGTCAACAATCCGACGAACCTTCTCGCGATCAAACTTCTTGATCTCTTCGTCCAAGCCATCATCAATCGTCGGGTCGTATCCAGAAAACAACTCAAGCCGCTTGATAACGACTTTATCACCGCGCTCAGAAATTTGGTGCGACGCAGTCACGCTGCTATTACGACTGTATCCGCCCAATAAAGCAACACCAAAGCAATGATGGCGCAAATTATTGCGCCTTTATTGCTCCCAATGAAAAGAAAGCGTGCAACAAAACTAAACAACCCCCGCCAAGCCCACCGGCGGGGGTTGCGTTGACGCGCCCGATGCGTGCTCGCGCGATCCGGGTCGGTACGTCAATCGCTGAGAATTGTGTACTGAAGGTTGACGTCGAGTGTGTTCGCCCGCGCAGTCGGAGCCGTTGTGCTCAAACGAAGCAACGCAGCCTCACCAGGCTTCAACTTGATGAAGGGAACGAACGTGCCCGTTCCGGTTCCAATCTCAATGAAGTTTGCAGAACTCACGTTCCGAAAGTACGCATAGCCAGAGGTTGTAAGTGTTCCAATGTCGATGGCTGTTGCCGACGTCGGAATTGATTGAACTCCTCGAGCAATTGCGGTTCCTGCAAAGTCTGCCTGCACAAACCCTGACTCTTCAGCGGCAAAGATAAATCCCTTGCCGCAATTCAAAGACATCTGCACTGTGATTTCATTTGCCATTGGAAGTCCTCATTCAGCGAAACGATGAATACACGGGATCGGGGTACAACCCGCGATCAATATAGCCTTGCCGATCACCGTTGTGGGATCGCACCTTCGCGGAATCTAATCTTCCGTCCGTCAGAAGATTCATTCGCTCTGCCATGCGCCATGTCAGCGGGACGAGCGTGGCACGACAATTTCGACCACAAGGCGGCACACAACCTTGTCGAATAATTTCGTCGATCGTGTTCACATATCCATTCACTTGCCAGTGAAATCCGCCGTCGGGAAAATCCCCACTTGGATTGCCGCGAGTTCTCCGATCCATCACCTCGCGAATCATCCACAGTGGATAGTCCGTCTCGAAGATTGCCATTCGCGCTGGATCTGGCTGGCGATCAGTGCGCCGCTCGTCCAGAGCACCCTCTGCAATCCCAAGATTCAAGGCTCTTCGTACTTCATTGCGGGCAGTCAATTCACTTCGACGCGGCACAGTTCTCACCACCGCTCTTGCGGTTTCATCGGTCGTAATGATTTCGTGCGCCCTTCGCGCAAGCGCGGGAGCAACATCATTCGCAGCCGCGCGCCGTGCTGTTGCCGCGGGGATTCCCCGCTCAAGACTACGAAACACTGTTGCGTCGTCTTCGTCAAAGAACAGCAAGAACAAGATCGCGACCATAGTCAAGCCGTAGTAGTCGCCCAAAGTCTCGCGACGCCCAGCCGTCTCAACAACCGTTTGATGAACCATTGAGCGGGCGCGCTCAACCATTGGGGCCGAACCAATCTCGTTCGCTGAATCGAACTCTTTCCGATCCCGGAAATACAGACGGCGCCCGCGATCAAAGCTGTCAATCAAAGACTTCGCGACCTCAGTTTCCATCCTTGCCCAGTCTGCCGTTCGGTGGCCTCGAAGCCATGCCGAAGACATCGACCGCTCAACCTCACGCATCGCGCGCATCGTCTGCCTCCTTCAGAATGCTCTTCACCCACGCCCATCCCTCATCTCCACCCCATCCATTCCACGCCTGCCACCCCTTGCCCTGTTCATCCCAAGTCTCGCCCTGCTTGTCCACTTCATGGCGCTCAAAGAACGACGACATGCGGCTAATTGTGTCCATTGAGATCGACTTGCGATTTGAGAGATCTCGAGCGCGAGCAATCCCAACCTTCGTCATGCCTTGTTGAGACTCTGGCTTCGACTCGCGCACCTTGAGCGCAAGCTTTGCGTTCGCGGCGACCGCCTCCGGAGGCACAAATCCGTCTGGCTTCTCGTTCACATTCTTCATGCGACGCTTTACGACTTGCGCGGCCTGCTCTTCGCTCATCCCCTTCGCAACCAAATCCTCGATCACCTCAAGATGCGCGCGAGAATCATCGGCATGCGCCGGCTTCGCGTGTTCGCCCTTTGCGACCATGTCGTAAGCGATCGCCCACGCCTGATCGTCGGGGTAGCCCTCTTCGACGAGAATGCGATGCTTCTGAATCACCGCCTCTCCAAGTTCGCGAGAGTTGCTTGATTTGCCGCGCTTCTTCGGACTCTTTCGGGTCTTCGGATAGTCGTGAGGCCCACTCGCACAACGATTTGAGTCAGTGAATCCGCCGAACCCATTTCCACAGTTTCCCGTTGACTTCCTGCCGCGCCGGCGACGTCGGCGCGCCTCTCGGCGTAACTCCTTATCACTCATTCGCGAGAATACACCCTTTGAGTTGAGCATTGGTCCTTCATCTTCGATTTCGTCTCCCTCGATATCC